AGGCAATGGCTTACCTTTAGGCACATAATCAACTGGCCTACCTGTCTGAGCATCAACAACAGGTAATCCCGGCCTCTTGGGTAGGAATACCAATCTTCCGTTAGAGTCTACTGTAGGCTCACCTGCGTACATGGACTTTTCTTCACCAGATGGCTTACGAGCCAATACTTTCCATGTTTGTGTCGCAGTATCATATTGACGAGTTGTACCGTCATTGAAATCTCTTACTTCAGGAGCTTTAGCACCAGTACCCTCAACAGGTTTAATCTCTCCTGACGCTGTTTGTTGGTAAATAACACCTGACGGCAATCCAAATTGTTGCGCTTCTTCAGAAGTTAAAATCTTGCCTTGTGCTTTAGGTGCTGTTCCTGTTACTAACTCAACTTCACCAGTAGCCTTGCGCTGATAAACACCACCAGCAGGTAGGCCGAGAGCAGTAGCTTGCTCAGGAGTAAGAATCTCAGCTTTTGGTTTTTGTGCGCCGGAGAAAATTACCTCACCTTTAGGAGAGACCAACATCTCGCCTTCTTTGAGAGAAATTGGCTTTCTAGTTAATGCTTCACGTTCTGCAACCAAACGGAAAGCACCAGCAGGATTAGTATCAAACTCATCAGCTAAGTCAGGATACTTCTGCTTCATCGCCTGAATACCAGCGACTTGACGTTGCTGTAACGCCAGTTGCTGCTGACTAATGATGTTCTTTAGGCCAGATTCATAGGTCTGACCAGCACCAGCAAAGCCAGCACCCAAAGCCGTTAGGACGTTCTGTAGCGGAGAACGACGATAGCCCTGTGGACTCATACCTTGAGCCAATGCACCAACAGCACCTAACAATCCACCTAGATTAGCTCGTTTTTGTAATGATGCTGATTGATCCGCACCTAATAGACCCTCATAGCCTGTAGGCGCACCACCAAAGATATTCGGGATGTAGTCTTCAATCGCCATACGTCACCCTAACAGGTTAATTTGTGGCATACCCATAGCGTACTGTGGAGGCTGTTCCTGTGATGGAGTGCCTCTTAGTAGTCCCGGAGCAGGTGGAGCAGCCATAGGCTCAGGAAACAACACATTCCCCGCCGCCTGTAGTCCTTGACCAGCAACCATTGGATTTTGTTTAGCAAAAGAGCCAAGATTGCTTAAATCACTCTTTAATGCGTTCATTCCACCTGTAAAGCGTTCTCCCATCGTTACAGGCGCAGTCGTTGAGCCGATAAGTCCTGTACTTGTATTAGTTGAAACAACTCCCGGCATTGTTGGCGTAGCAAATGCGCCAGTTGCAGAACCCATTGTCGGCGCAGCAGCAGTTCCACCAAACGTAGGATTTGAAAATATCCCCATCGTTGTCGGAACCTTAGCGGCAGGTAAAACAGTAGCCGGAGTAACGCCAGTTACAGCCGCTGGAACACCTCCAGCCGTAGTACCCATAGCCGTAGCAGCAGTGTTACCAGCACCAGTGAATCCACCCATAAACGAACCACCTACGCCACCTAGTACGCCACCTAGTAGCGCACCTTGTAGCGGATTACGACGGTTCGTAACAGCCCCAAGCGCAGAGCCGATTAACATTGGAGCAGCAGCAGCACCCATTATTTACCTCCCTGCGGTGTACTCGTGGTAGTAGTTTCCAGAGGCGCACCATAGAATACGTTAGCAGCACGTTGCAATCTTTGTAATGGAATATCCTGAGCAGCCAATCGACCTTGGATAGCCTGTTGCTCGTAGCCTTCTCTAGCCTGACCAACCTGTAGGAGACGTTGGAGATCAGCATAGTCAGCAGCAGACATCTGTGGAGCGTTCTGAGCAGCCGCAATCTGTCTAGCTCTTTCAGCCTCAGCCGATTGATACGCTAGCTGGCCACCTTGTTCCGCTAATGCACGAGCAAATATGTCTTGTGACCTACCAGCCTGTTGACCCATTGCAGCCGAACCATAACGACCAGCCGATGAAGCCTGAGACTGTAGGTTTTGAATGTCTTGGGTATAACGCTCACCCGCTAGACGGTTAGCCTGTTCTAAAGCACCACCTAGAAATGGATTAACGCCACGACCTTGAATCGTAGCGAGTTGTTCAGCCTGACCAGCACGAAGCAGCGGAGAACCGCCTATAGCCCGTTCCTGAGCCATCTGTAGGGCTTGCTGAGTAGCCTCTGACGGAGATACCGCTAGGGTCTCAGGAGCCTCTGGCATACCCTGATAAAGCCTCTGAGCCTCACCTAATGAATAGGTAATGTACGGCTTAAAGTCCTTACCTATTTCCGTCTTACTTTCTTGTCTGCCGCCACCACCGCCCATATCACACCTCGCTTATCCATTTCCGAGGCTTGAATCCGTAGGCTTTGGCTCTACGTTCCCAGCCCGGCCTATGACTCGTGAAAGTTAGGTATTTGTTACCACTTTCCCTTGCCATATTTTTGATGAATTGTAAACCTTTTTGCACCATATGATAATCATTTTCTAACGTCCAAGCACACCACACATGGAGTTCTTCCCCCAATGGCTGCAATACAAAGAACGATTTGAAATGGTTATCCTCTAGTCCAACCCATAACCCTGATTTCTGATTCCAGCAGTCCGTGTACACATCCTCCACGATCCAACTCTCAGAACTCACCGCTTTAATCTTCTCTAATCCAGCCTTGACGCTAGGCCACCACTTTCTTAGTTGGTCAGGCTCGATATATTTGAATTCCGTCATCCGACAATAATGTATCCGTAAGTTTTGTCAGCAGTAGCGTTAGCCCAATGACTAATCGTTGCTTGACCTTGTTGTTGTGTAGAAACGTATAAGTTCGTTGTAGCCGATGGTGCAAGGTAAGACACCGTAATGATAGTCGATGGCGTTGCTGGTCTAGTCGGACTCGTATCAGTCGGGTACTGTTCCAAAGAAACGCCAGTATCACTAACCCGCCACATTACCTGAACATAGTCATTAGCGTTCATTTCCAGAACGTAATTCATCGCAGCAATCAGGTGACTAGGATCGCCCGTACTCTTTCTAGGTGGCAAATAAAACTTACTATTAGAAGCAGCTACATCAGTCCCATTCTTACGGAACCAAATATCTACGTCCTGACCATCGTTTGACGTATTCTTAAATTGAAACGAAAACTGGATGTTGTAAATCCCATAATTCCTGACGTTTAGCTTAGAACTATCGGAAATGTAGATTCCATTGGAATAATCTGTCGTGTTAAACGTAACTGCATAGGCCGTTGTAGTGTTAGCCGCAGTCTGGTCTGTAGAGTCCTGAAACGCCCCATAGGGAGCCGAATCAGCCTCAGCAGCCGCAGATATAGGAACGAAGAAAATCAGGCTGTCGTAGCCTATACGCTCGTCGTATAGGGTCGTTGTAACCGCATTGCTAGTCGCTAGGGTAATCCGGCCTGTGTTATTGGTCTTGCCGTCCATAACCCCACGAACGACCTCAGCAACAGCCCTCTGATCCCCTCCAAATGGCGGTAATGTACGAAACTGAGTCATCGATTACCCTGCTTAACGACTTCTACCTCTAAACCGACCGCTGTTTCCCAGTTTGCACCCGTCGGAGTCAGTCTTAGACGATGATATTCACCGTTAGAACGGATAGATACACGGTTTTCAGCATCAGCAGCTACGTTAGAGCCAAATTCCACCTGATCCGACAGCAAATCCCGGCTAGCAATCGCTACGGAAGCACTACCCTTGTCCACAATCGGCTTAACTAACGTCACCGTAGACCGTCCAACGTCAATATCACCCGTCGTAATGTTCGCAGTCTTTGGCTGGCCTGAGAAAGATACGATCTTAGCACCCACTACACCCGCAAAAAGTAGCTGTCCACCTGCAAAGACCCGTGAATCTAGCGGAATATCTAGGGCATCAAGGTCTGAATTGTAGTTATCCACCTGCTCTAACGTCGCTGAAGGTGTTAATACATAGGAAATAGACGTTGCTGTGGTATCCGTATAAGACCACCTGTCTAAGTCTATCGAGTAAATAAGCAGGTTCTTACCACCAAACGTGTTTTCAAACTTCCAGACAATTAGCTTACGGATAGGATCAACCGTAGCACTCATTCCTGTCGGTATCTGGCTAGGGATGACGTTATCAAAGAACCATCTATTGATCTTCTCTACGCCAATGGCCTTAACATTTTGACCATCGCAGAGGTAGAAACCGTCATCCGCTAGGAAATACGTTAGACCGCCGTACTGAGCAATCGAACCGTTAGAGATACATCCTAAAGACCTTGAGATCGCATCAAATTGAAAGAAAAACGGGGAGCCTGTGTAGCTCATCCGATATATGGCACGTTCTAGGAAGACCAGACCATATTCGCCACCCGCTAAACCTGTAATATCCCCACCGTCAGGGATGATCTGCGTATCCGACTGAGATGCAGCACCCGGAGTCCAGTCTGTCTCATCGTTAATGTCCGACCAGTAGACCTTGTTCGTGTCATTCCCATCGTTAGCCGCAACGACGAAATCCCGAACTACAGTCACAAACTTAGCCGTAGGTGCAGCAGCAGCCAAATTACCGAAATAAGTGGAAATGCCAATCTCGTAAGCCTGTAGCTTATCCTGACCATTAGCCAGAATCATCTTGCTGCCGTACTGAGTTACATCCCATCCTTCTACAGTCGTGTAACCCGTAGTCGTTAGGGCATCCAAACTCGCATCGTTAGAGTCAAACTTGTAGATTTGAGTTGCACCAGCAGCAAATAGGTTCGTAGCACCGCCAAACTTACCCGCAAAGGTAATCAGCAGGTTCTGAGCCGCTGCATCCGAGTAATCAGCCTCACTAGGAAATGCCGCATAACCGTTAGAAACGGGATAACAGTTCTTAGCGTCAGTAACCGCCCCTGTTACTCCGGGCTGATCTGGGAGCCATTCACCAAAGGCAATCTTTTGCATTATCAAATCCCCAATGCAGCTTTAATCTCGTCAGGTGTCTGTGCTGCGTCAATACTTGTCTGAATAGCTGCGTACTTGTCACGGATCACTTGTCGAGCCGCTTCTGCACCATCGTTGCCCGGTATCTGTTTGGCTATTGCCTCATCATAAGGCTTGAATTCCTCAGTACGAGCAGCACGACGCATATCGTGACCAATGGCTTTAGCTTTATCGATGTCGATTACGAGACCCATGACCACGCTCCACGGAAAGTTCTATCAGAAGGAATATCGGCTACATCTACGATCTCAAAGGGCTTACCCTCTGGTACGTCTTTAGCAGCGATTTCCTCAATGGTTAAGCCACACTCAGGGGCAGGAACGATAACAGCAACACCGCCGTCATCAGTAGGATAGATAATTCTCTGGTTCATAGTTAGTCCTTAACGGAAGATTGACACGCACACAGTCAACGCATCACTTAGGGCATAACTTGAAGCGTGTGCGGTATTTACTCTGATGGAACCAGTCGATATTGCGGTTCCATAGTTGTTACCAAAAATAGAAACATTCATGTCACCATTGTTAAAGTCGTTTCTTTGCCCCATTGATACTGCGTTGTAATTAGCATCCGGCATTGCTGTTGTAAAGTTGACCGTATAGTCACCCGTACCGTTATCCGTAATACTCGACACATTCCCACTAGCACGAATAGATACTGTGCCTGTGCCGTTAAAGTTGACCCACGCTCTGCAACCGTAGGCTGTGGCTACTGAGCCGTAACCAGAATTAAAGCCAAATGTACTACCAGTAGCATTACCAGTAACAGAACCTGCCGACCCAGTTGTGTTTTGGTTTAATGTAGGAACGTCCCCCGCTTGAATAGCGGACATAACGACGTTAGTGCCGTTACCGCGTAAATACTGACCAGAAGTTACAGCACCAGCAAATGAGTTCATCGCTGCTTGTGCAGTTGTTTGTCCTGTGCCGCCGTTTCCTAAAGGTAGCGTACCTGTTACAGCGTTTGTAGAGGCCAAGTTAATTGAGCCAAAAGCTAGTGCTGTACCAGAACGACGTAATACTTGGTTGTCTGTTCCAGCCGCAATACTTGCTACGTCAGCAGTAGCATTTCCTGTAACACCAAGAACAGATAAAGCAGAACCTTGGGTCAGGTTTGCAAACGGCAAATCTCCTGTTACGCCATTGGATAAATCAACTTGCGACCATACAGGATTGTTATTTGTCCCCGTATTAGCAAGATAGCGCGTAGCCGTTGTGTTTTTTGGGAGACGAGCAAAATTATCTGTGGCAGATGCGTACAAGATATCTCCCTGTACTGCACCTAAGCCAAAAGTATCAATTGTTGATCCGTCAACAGTAACAGACCTAGTTGCTGTATATGTTACGAATACGTCTTTAGTGCCAGCAGAAAAATTTGTCTTAGTTGGCGCACCAGCACTAGACGCTAATACAGTATCACGCGATAAAGTCGTGCCAGAGGATGTATAGGTTCCGATGCCTATTTCCCACTCTGAACTACCTTGACCAACTATCGCATAGTAAGTCGTATTGCCATTGCCAACAGCAGAAAACGACTGGAAACCACTTACAGCACCAGCAAGCGTAATCGTTCCTGTGCCTGTAGTCGTAGTAGTTTCTTTTACCCTATCAGCTAAAACAAGTGGCATTACACCCTCGACCAGTTATCAGAACTACCACTAACCTGCGTCCATGTGTTGTTATTCGCAGAAACAACACTCCAATTATCTGAACCAGCAGCTATTTCAGTCCATGTATCGTCTACAGCACTCTGCTCAGTCCATACATTAGATTGAGGAACAACATCAGACCATTCCTCACCAATAATCGCACCATTGGCACTAATTATTGCTAACGCATTAACATTGCCTATACCAGAAAAAATACCGTTACCAGCACATACAACAGTTGCCACACCATTAACTGAAGCATGACCGTCGTAAACGACACCACCAATAGCAGTAACCGTTGCAGCCGCTGTAATGGCAGCATTTGCCATTCTGAATCTAACGCCATCAGCCGTAACTGTTGCATTAGATGTAATAGCAGCATTGCCAAACTGAATCCTTGTAGCTACAGCACTTACATTAGCAGAGCAGTTAATGACTCCAGCACCTGCATAAATAGCAACAGCATTAGCCGTTACTGTTCCTACAGCATTAACAGACGCATGACCGTCGTAAACTACGCCGCCAAGAGCCGTAACAGTTGCTGTGCAGTTTATTGATCCTGCACCAAATGTTATTTTTGTTGGATTAGCAGTAACGGTGGCAGACGCATCTACACTAGCGGATCCAAATAACGTAACACCCCCGGTTAGGGATGAAAATGGAACCTCAGAGTATGCGCTTATGCCAAACATACTTTAGGCAAGCGTCACAGACAGCGAACCGATAGCAATCTTGAAAATATCTCCACTAGCAATCGTCTTAGACGCATCCAAGGCCGTGTGATACAACAGATTGCCTGTAGTCAACGCATCACGAATACCCACATAAGTAATCGTTCCCCATGTTCCTGTGGCCTGTGGAAACTCAATAGCAGCAGAATTCGTTGATACACCATTACTAGGCGCACCAAACGTAATAGCCTGACGAGCATAAGACCCACCAGATACCTCAGTACCAGTATCAGCATCAGTCGGGTCAGACGTATACAAGGCCAAGTAAACAGTCGCAGGACTGGTGTAGCTAGTGTTCCTCAGAGTAGCGTTAATCAGCGCATCCTCAAGATATGTTGACATTTCTGCCATGATTTACCTCACGTTATAAGACATAGACATAGGCTGACCGCTGTATTCACTCGACTGGTCAGAGTTCGTAATCGCCGTTACTGCACGATCGTATAAGGTTGCCCATGTCTGAATACGGGCATCGTTCATTAGGTACGGTTCTGCTTCCGCTAATGACGCATACAGCAAAGCATCAGGATAATTAGCTAAGAAGATGTTGCTAGAATTGCTATCTGACAATAGCGCAGGCTTGCCGTAGTACAACATCTGGAGAACGTAAGTACCGTCAGGAGATGGGGCTAGCTGTATCTCAGAGCCTAGAATCGTGTAGTCGATAGGCTTACCACCCTCTGTAACCCTAGACTCAGCGTAGAAGCTATTAGGAGCCTT